CATCTGACCAGTTAGCTGAAAGATATGGATTAAGTCCAGCAACTATTGCTGATTGGAGACGTAAAGATCGTGGACCAGAATACTACACACTTCCCAAATATGCGATATCATCGGGTTCCGCAAAGGTTCGCTATGAAGTCAAAGCAATCCTCGCATGGGAAAAAGAAAACAACATTACACCTAAGAATCCTTTTTAATCATGGCTAAAGTACAACCAGCATTTACTGCTAAATTCAGAATCGTTACTAATCCCAACCCTGCTAACGATTATGCACCAGAGAAAAATGTAATTTTCGATTTCACGCTTGAAAATGCACAAAAAGCTGCAGAGTTTTTTATGAATGCACATGACAATGCGCAAAAAAATGGTACAACAATCAGAGTCTATACAGACAAGAAAGAGTATCATGAAGAAGCTGGATTTGCTATTTGGGCTGGTATGTGGGGAAATAGTGGCAAACTAGCACCACTGCCACCTAAAGACGAGTCACAGAGCAAGCCAGAGCCAGAAGAAACAATTAGCGTTGATGACCTACCTTTCTAAGTTCCCTAGCAATCCTTATGAGGGTCAAATTTTTTACGACCCTGATACCGATAGAACTTTTGAATGTGTATTTCGTGACCCTTTAGATCGAATGATTAATAGACACCAAGATCACTTTGTCTGGTGTGACATTAGTAAAGAAGTATAAATTAGGGCATCAGGGTGTTTCTAGGACGAATTTCCCCCTGTGTAAGTCCCTAATCTTTACCAAACAAAACATATTTAAGGCGCTTCGTTAGAGGCGCTTTTTTTATATTTCTTCTTTTTTCTTGAAAATTTAGCATTTCTTGTTGCGTACACATTATTTCTAGTGCATTAGCAATAAAATGAGATTGTTTATGATTAGCTCGCGCTAACTGGCTTGCTAATTCTCTTAGTTCATTTATATCTTTTATTGTAGATAATTCGTTGATAGCACTCTCTACTGCAAACTCAGATTCGAGAGTTGGTCTATTAGTAAGAATGTTGATAATACTTTTCACTTTACCTCTGGCCATAAATTAGCCTCTACATATTCAACAATTTTGTCATCTATTGTGTTGTCTGTAGATTTTGCTAAAGCCTTTAACAAATCCAAAATTAATTTTTTCACTGCATTAGTTTTGCAGAAAGTCAGCAGAATAGGTTTTAGTATTCGTATCATGGTTTTTTTGTGTTACTTTCCAAACATAGCTAATTTGCTACTATTAGACAAGATTACTAATTTTTATGGCAGAAGAGCAAGAAGAAAAAGAGGGTACGGATTGGGGTGAACTCTTCGGTCATGCTGTACGTTTTATGATTTTAGTTTGGTCGTTAGCGATGATGACTTTAGGCTATATGGACAAAATTAGAAATGATGGCGCGTTCTTAGCTGGCTTGACCAGTGGAGTTCTAGGTTCGTATGGTATCAGCGTAAACAAAAAGAAACTGAATAATACTGCTAAGATAGTGGATAACAAAGACACTAATGTAGGTATCAAATGAAAAAATTACCAATTTTACTGTTATTTTTACCAACTGCTGCCTTTGCAGACATTTCACACCAGATACAAAATGTCGTATCTGTATCGACAATAGGTGCTAGTTCTACAGCAAATCGAATTGGTACAACTTTCTCTGCGTCAGGTACAAATGTTACCCCAACTGCGAATGAAACTGCTAATAGTATAGGAACTTTAGATTTAACAGATGCTCAGATCACAAATGGAGTTCCTACCATCGACTCAACAACCACCTACGCTGTCACTACCGCTGGCGATGCTTGGAGTGTTTCCGAAACCTACATTCAAGGAGACGCAATACCAAGTGCAAATACTACAGTTACCGCTGGTGTGGTACCAGCTTTGCCTATTTTTGGCGATACAACTACATTTTCAGGTGGAGATATTGGTACAACAGCAATAACAATGGACTCTGGCGGTGCTATGACAGTTAACTTATCTGATACAGGCGCTGGAGTAACTGCACAAATGTCTAGCACAATAAAATTAGAAATTGATTAATGAAATGGTTGTTACTTTTGTTTCTAGGAATACCTAAAGCCTATGCGGGTTCTATCGTACCTTCATTCACTACTGGCCAAATGGAATCGACCTCAACAAGTAAAACAATTATTGTCGAAACTATTGTTACAGAAAATTATAGAACTGGATACACATATTCAGTGCAGGGTACAAATATACAACCAGTTGAAGGGACAATTATTTCGCCAAACGCTACGTACACAAACACACAAACAGTTAATGGAGTATCGTTTCAATGGGTAACTCCAGAATTAACAACGAAACCACAATGGGAAGTAGTACAAGCTGGAGAAGCATTTTCAATAACAGAAAATTTCCTTGCTCCGGGATTAGACGCGACAAGCACAATACAAAGAACAATAAATACAGAAAGCACAAGCACCTCGCTAAGTATCTTCTCGCAATAAATTTTTTATTTTTTTCTCCTGTAAAAGCTAATACAGTTAGTTCTCCAAGCGCTTCATCATCAGGAACTGTAATTAATAATGGCTACCAGACTATTAATGGAGGATTTCCTACTATGTTTTTTGGTGGTGGTGTTCAATGCCAACAAACAACACTTGCAGTTAACCCTTTTATTACTTTAGGAGAAAACTACCAGACACCTGAAGTACTTTTTACAGAAACAAATATTTATGATTTATCTGAAGATGCAAATGGTAATCTTGTGAATCCCGGAACAGTTTTATACACAGCAAGACAGCCAAGACTACAACAAACTACACATAATTTTAATTATGGGATTACTTTAAGTTTACAAATACCTTTAGGAGAGGGAACTGATTTATGTCTGGAAGCAGCTAAAAACCAAATTAAAGGTCAAGAATTTGCATTAGACAAAGCGAAACTTGAAGCTAATCTAGCAAGAATGAAAATTTGTGCAGAACAATTAAAGCTAGGAGTTATGCTAGTTGGTGAAGATGCAGTAACTTGTAGAAATGTAGTTTTAACAACGATTCCTAATCAAGTAGTCCCACATACACATGAAATCGAGCTAAATGACTAATTTACTCCTCTCAGATTGCCTTGTAAGGCGCTTGTAATTATATCCCTATATGTTTGTACCATCGAAAAAGATGAACAACTGCTTGGGAGCCATAGCGTCAGACCTAGTTTTTCCATTTTTCTTGGACTTATTCAACGGGTCGTATAAATAAGATTGTTAACATCACATCAACAATTTAAAAAAATGTTGTCATAGCGGAGGACTATGGGACAGCAAACTTCAAACCTTTTACTGGTTTTGGTTGTTCGTTATTATTCTACTTTATCTTTTTTCTTCGTCAATTTTTTTACTATTTGCTTCACTAATGGTTTTACTGCGTTAAGTAATAATGGACTACTGGCAGCGACCAAGCCAATAACAGCAGTAGATACAATGCTAGAAACTTCTGGAATGTACTGATCTTTAAATGCGACTGGTTCATACAAAGTAATGCATTCTTTCCCATCTTCACTTAATTCATGGCCAATGACACGTTCTAAGCGTTTTTCGTTACGAAAATCTCCTACGCGTTGTTGTTTATTAGACGGACAAATAACATATTCAATTTTCTCTTCCTCTACTGGTTTAGGTTGTATTTGATTATTTGTGTTTGTTGTTTTTGGGTCGAATGTTTGTGGTATTTCTTCTACATATATAATTTCGTTTTGATCGAATCGCATAGGATTAAAAGATGGAATATTACCTTCAGGACACGTTATAAAGGTTCCGTTAGGGTCAGCTATCAATAAAGATGGGTTACGCGTAGTTTCTAAATCCCTATGCCAATAATTACAGCCCGGAATTTTTCCCTCTAGTCTGTGTTGGAAAGGTGGATATTGTGGAACTTCAACTGATGGAATATTTATTTCAGGTATTTTTATCTCACTCACTTATCTAATAAAGTAATACCTTCAGGCAATGGTATTGAATCTCCTGTTGTATCTGGAATAGTTTTATCTAACATTTTTGGCATTTGGCCTGTTACATTAGAAAAAATTTCGTTCATTATTTTAGCCTTAAAATTTTCTGAAGTTACATATTTGTAAGAAAAATAGGCTGTGCCACTCATTGTAGCTACCATTAAGAATGAAATAATACTTAATGTATTTGCAATTTTTTGAAACATATGTGGAAAGAAGCGTTTTTGAAAGCCTTAGCACCTATTTCTTTGATGGTGCTTTTTTTGATTGTTGGCCTAGCTCCACTATACCTGATTTCTGGTTTGATGATTCGTTCTTTCTCAACAGCAACTCCCCAAACTGAATACCGCCCTGTAAAGCATTAATATTGCTTATGGCCTCTTCAAATACTTTTCTTGCATGGTCTCTTGTTTTTACTTGCTTATCAAGCTCCTCTTTCCACTCTAAGATTTGTTTTTCAGTAATAGCTTTCATAAATTAAACGATTGTAAGAGTTTCTCCTGATCCTACAGTAACAGTGACTCCGCTATCTATGGTTATGGGACCAGCAGACATAGCGTTCTTGCCGTTAGTAATAGTATAGTCAGTGGTCACATTCTGACCATTCTCATAGAAAATTTCATCAGATCCACCACCAGTAGCACCAGCTGATATTCCTGTTAATGCAGATCCATCACCAGAAAAAGCTGTTGCAGTTAACGTGCCATTTGATGAATTAAAAGCTAAGTTTGACCCACTTTTAGGAGCTAAATTACCAGTTGCAGCAGTAGCAAATAAAGGGAAACAAGTAGTGTCAGAAGATTCGTCAGCTACAGTTACAGTTGTTGCAATAGCAGCAGTTCCAGAGGTGTCTTGGTTTCCAGAAGTATTCACTCCGGGAAGATTTATATTTCCTGTTCCATCAAATGATACTCCACCAATATTTCGTGCAGTTTCAAGTGCTGTTGCGGTTGCTGCATTTCCTGTAGTGTCCTGATTGAGTGTGCCAACAACAAAATCTAAAGTTCCATCTCCATCTTGGTAAGTAACAGTAATTCCTGTTTCAGTATTACCAGTAACCATTCCTCCGACAATATCTTGAACTTGCTCATTTGTTAGAGTTGCAGTTATATACCCTGCTCCGTTTGTTATCGCATTGTTGTTGAGAGATATATTTGCCGACCCATCAAAACTAACTCCTGCAATAGTTCTCGCAGTTTCCAAAGCTGTTGCTGTTGCTGCGTTTCCAGTTGTGTCTTGATTAAGTGTTGCGACTCTTGCAGCAGCAAGTGTACCAGAGGAAATATTTGAAGCATTTGTTGTATCTGTAGTTGCCGAAGATGCAAGGCCAAGCATTGTTCTGACA